TTGCAAACAATACCTCTGGTACCGCTAATACAGTTGCACTTAGACAGAGTGATGGATCTCTCAGGGCTGCTTCGTTTATGACAGATGGTACTACCAGCTCAGGTAGTATCTTCTTTGGTACTAATGGAGTGCACTATCTCCAATTTGATGGGGCTAACTATAGAATGCCCAGTGGTGACTTTTATGCAGGTGGTAATATCTCTGCAACTGGTAGTATTATATCAACTAATGGTACATTTGTAGCTAATGCTGCTGGTGGTAGTCCTAACTATTACCTTCAACGAGCAGGAGTAAATCGTGGAGTTATGTTCCATGATGGTACTGGTATCCTCTTTAATACTCTTAATTCTTCTGGAGTAACTACAAATAGCTTCTCAATGTTGGAGACAGGACAATTTACCGCCCAATTAGTACAGTCAGTAGGTAGAGTCTACTCAGGTAATGGTGCATCTTTTCTAGAGACCACTGGTGATATTGGATTTTCCGGATCAATGTCTTCTACATTTGGAGCTTCCCTTAGTACTGCTCTAAATGCCCGTGTTAAGAATGATGGTAGCACATACAATATTAATATTTCTGGAACTGCTGCTAATGCTACTAATCTCGGGAATCAAGCCCCTAGTTACTATCTCGATTCAGTTAATCTAACTGGTACTATTCCTTCTGCGAGATTAACCGGAACTTACGCCATTAGTATCTCTGGTACAGCAGCTAATGCAACCAATTTAAATGGTCAAGCTGCTAGTTATTATACTGATATACCTTCTAGATTGGGTTATACCCCTGTTCAACAGGGTACTGGAGGTAGTCAGCTTAATAATACAGTTAAGATCGGTTGGGCTTCTGATTCGACACTTAGATTGACCATTGATAGCACCGATTTTACTAATAATTGGCCGATGAATATCACTGGCTCTGCTGTTCAATTGAATGGTCAATCTGCCAGTTTTTATGGTAAATCTAATTACGCCGCTGGTGATGTAGGTTCTTTTGCATTTCTTCAGAGAACTAGTGGTACAGGTAATACCAATCCGGGTGATACTTTGGCAGGCAGCGTACTTGCTTGGAGCAGTTCTTCGTCTGTTGGTGGCGCTGTCAGTACTGGTACATGGAGATGTCATGGATTCATAGACGCCAATGGTAGGGCAGCAGTATTTCAGAGGATTGCATAATGCTTACAATTGAAACAGTAACTAATCTCAAATGGGCTGATGCCAATCATACTTATTTTGATGCACAAGTCAAATTTAAAGAGTTCGATTCAGTCCTTCCTTACACTGCTAATGCAAATGATACAGAAGATCATGGTAAGATCATTTATAATTCTGGCCTAGCTGGAGACTTTGGTACCATCGCTTCATATGATGCGCCTACAATAGAAGAACAGAGGGAAAACTATCCACCCCTATCTTCTAGACAGTTCTGGCTCACAGCACTCTCTATTGGTATCACAAAAGCATCTATTCTTGCTGCTACGACTGATCCAGAAATTGAAGTGGTAGTTAATGAGACTACTTCTTTTGTTCGTACTGATCCTGCTGTGTCTGAACTAGCAACTATTATGGGTGTATCTGAAACACAACTTGATTCACTATGGCTTTGGGCTGCAGGAGTATAAACAAATGACAATGACAACAAGTGCTAAAGGACGGGCTCTAATTGCTCAGCGAGAAGGTAACATTCTCAAGGCTTATAAAGATTCTGTAGGGGTTTTGACTATCGGCGTAGGTCACACTACTGCTGCTGGTGCCCCTGCAGTAACTCCGGGTATGACTATTACTGCTGCACAGTCTGATGAGATTCTAACTCGTGATCTTAAGGATTGTGAAAATCATATCAACTCTCTTGTTAAAGTACCTCTTACTCAGAATCAATTTGATGCTCTTGTATCTTTTGTATTCAATATCGGATGGCCTGGATTTGCTAAGTCTACTCTTCTGAAGAAATTGAATGTTAAAGACTATAAAGGTGCTGCTGCTGCATTCGATATGTGGCACATTCCACCTGAGATCACAGGAAGACGTAATTCTGAAAAGGCTCAGTTTCTATCATGATTAAAATGGCGAGTAGAACTTATTCTAAATGGATGGTGGCAATTAACTCTGTGGCTGCATGGGGTGCCATCTTTTATTCTATCTATCAACATGAGGCTGCTTATGTTGCAGTAGCAGGATTTTCTTTTGTAGCAGGACTAGGAGCCTATTACATGAAAGTGGGTCATAATGACCTAAGAGAAACTCTGAATGCAATAAGTTCTACTCGTACTGATGCTGCTCCACCTATGGATCAGAACTCAACCCCATTACCAGATCCAATCGGAGGGACTACAAATGTTAGCGTTTCTACTGAGTAAAGAAGGTCTAAAGATTATTGGTACTATTGCTGTAGTATTACTCTTCGGTTTCATAGAATATGAAGTATATCATACAGGATTTAAGCATGGGGTCTTGACAGAGACTGTAAAATATGATAAACTAATACAAGAGATTAATGATAAAACGAATACTGAAATAGAACGACAGGATCATGCTGCTTCTGTACTTGGTACATTCCAAGAAGGTCTTATTGCAGACCTAAAATCAAAGAATGAAGAGCTGGATAAGATCATAAAGGAGAACAAGAGTGAAGCAGCTAATGACAAAGATCGTGACAGTGATGGCCTTGGTGCTTCTAGCGTCATGCGCATCAACAGGGTCCGCTAAAGTAAATATAGCGATCACTCCTAAGATCACAAAGCCTGATACTAAGTTGACAGATATGTGTTCTCTTCCTGTTGATATCGGTAAGAATAAGCTAACCAAAGGTCAAGTAGAAGATTTCTGGATTAACGATAGAGTAAGTCTAATAGATTGCTATTACAGACATAAGGCTCTAGTAGATTTTGACTTGAAACAATATGAGCTGCTGAAGGGTACCAAATAATGGCAGATACCACGACTCCTAAATATACTGCTGATAATTTTGATTATGATGCATATAATAATGCTACAGGAAATTATATTAAAAGCATAAATCATCAATCAGATAAGGACTATCTTTATAATCAGTATCTAAATTCTGGTGCAACTTGGCTAAATACATCTGACCAAGCAGCACTTGATGCAACAAATAGAGCACAAACCGCCGCTCAAAACCCTTCTGATGTTACTTCTATTGTACCAGGAAATGCCTCTGGAGCTGGCCAACAAAACATAGCAGATTATGCATCTCAAATGGCTGCTAATCCTAGTGCTGCTGTTAATGCCAGTGAAGGTACATCTCTCACTTCTGCCACTGCTAATCAAACTGCTAATGCTGCTCAGATCTCTCCTACTGAAGCTGCTAATGCACAGGTTACTGGTAATACTTCTTCTACGGCAGCTACTGCAACTGCCCCTACAGCTACTCCTGCAGCTCAGGCTACAACTACCAACGCTACCTCTACTGGTTATGATGCTGCTACTACTGCAGATAAAGTTGCTGGAAATCAGGTACAAGCTGCTCAGGGTACTGTAAGTCAGAATGATCAAGTACAGGCTGCTCAGGTAGATACTGCTGCCATTGCTAATGGTACTGATGCTGATGGCCTAGGTAAGGCTCTACAGGCTTATGCCTCTCAGGGTATGAGTCAGATTATCGACACTAGCACTAGCGCAGGGCAACTTCTCGCAGCTCAGCTTGGTAACGGTAATTACGTTGACAGTAAAGCCACCGTACAGGGTCAGCTAGCACTTCTACAGAGTCAGTTTACCGATCCTACCACTGGACAACCTACTATCCCCTCATGGGCTGCTGCGACCGCTAGAAACGTATCTCAGATAATGGCCTTTAGTGGTGTAACTGGAACTGCTGCTACGGCTGCTATGTCTCAGGCACTGATGGAAGCATCCCTTCCTATTGCTACTTCTGATGCATCATTCTTTCAAACTCTAACTGTTAATAACCTCAGTAATAAACAACAGAGTGTCATTAACACTGCTAATACTCTTGCCAAATTCACTCAGAGTAATCTAGATAATCGTCAGGCCGCTGCTGTACAGAATGCTCAGGCTTTCATGCAGATGGATTTGACTAATCTTAGTAATGAACAACAGGCTAATGTGGTCAACAATCAGGCTTACATCCAGAGTATTATGGCTGATGCTAACTCTAAGAATGTTGCTGCTCAGTTCACTGCTAATGCTGCTAACACTGCTTCTTTGACTAATGCTGCTGCTGCTAACCAGACTTCACAGTTTAATGCTTCTGCCAGCAATCAGGTCGATCAGTTTTATGCAACTCTTGGAACTCAGGTAGCTACATTTAATGCTTCTCAGCTTCAGAGTAATAGTCAATTCAATGCTACGATGGAAGACTCCAGACAGAAGTATAATGCCACTAATGCATATAACATCGCTGTTTCAAATGCTAATTGGCGACAGGCTACTACACTTCAGGATGATGCTCAGGCATTCCAGGCTGCCACTACTGATGTTAAGACTGCTACAGATATGCAGACACAACAGCTAAATGAAATATGGGATCGTTCTGACAGTCTTCTTGATTATTCATTCCAGCAGTCACAGAATGATGCGAAGAACGCAACTACTCTAGCCGCTGCTCAGATTCAGGCTGCTGCATCCACCAAAGGTGCAACAAGTGCTGCTATCGGTTCTGTCGTCGGAGCAGTAGCTGGTAAATGGGTTGGTTCTGATTCGTTTGACAGCACTGTAAGTAAAATCGCAAGTATCTTTTAAAGGATAACAAATGGCAATCACACTAGATGAAGCTTTTATTAGAGCTGCAAAACATTTTTATGACGGTAATTCTTTTGAAGCAACAACAAAAGCAAAGGGTAAACCCTCTAGATATTCTCATGCTACTTTCGATGA